TCTCCAAGTCAATATCCACCCCAGCGCACCACGGATACTTACGCATAATCCGCACCAATTCCGAAAGGAAGGTATCGCGGGCGCCACCTGTGTTGTTGCGGAGCGCGGTGAAGATTTCGGCGGTGCCGTTATTCATGCAAGTCAGTAACCATTTGATGTGCGGCCACTTCGCCCGGTAAGGCGCCAAGCTACCGACGCTGACGCCGGTCTCGTTAATCGTGCCATCCAAGTTGATGTTGAAGGCGAATATGCCTACGGTGTCCAGCCGGTCACCATAATCGTTTAAGGCCTGGTACATGCGGGTGTTTCCCATGAACGTCCACGCCATATTCCGCTTACCTTTCAGATAATCGCGTGCCATTACTGGGTCACCTCGCTCTCCATCATTTCGGTGTACTCCATCAAAACCCGAGCCGACTTGTGCGGCTCCACCTTGACTTGGTGCTTGCTGTCGTAAGCGGCCACGTACTGGAAAAAACCGGACTTCGGAGTTGGTGCGCCATTGCGGAGGCATTCGCGCCGCTCAGCCAACAAAGCAAACTCATCACCGGGATTAGCCGCTGCTTTGAACCGGCACGGATGGCTGCCCGCGCCCTGCGCTACTTCGATTGCTCCGGCTGGCATCGCCGCGTTCGGGTACAGGTAAATGTCCAGCCCGGCGGTGGTGCCTCCCGTGTTGAACAGGATGGCGGTGGCGCCAGTGCGGATAACTCCGTTTTGGAACCGAGGCGCGTTGCCGGATTCGGTCAGCATCGTGGTTGAGTGTTGGGTGTAGCCGGTGAGCTTCTCGCCCTCTTGAAACTGGATATCGGTAACCCAGATAGAGCCGGTGCAATCGGTGATAAATGGCCGCACCTCAACCGCCACAACACGCTTGTCAGATTTCAGTTTCACCGGCTCTGCGAAGCGGATAAAGTTATCAACCATTACCCCTGCTCCGTCCACTTAATCTCAGCGACATTGCCGACCCAACCCGTAGCAACAGACCCGGCCTGCAACTGCAAATCCGTAAAGAACACTTGGCCGGTACAGTCTTGCACCACCAACCGCACGGTAATCGCCTCCACCTTGCCGTAACTTTTCGGGGATGCGTCGCGGGCTTGAATTTGAAACACCGCCATTTTTGGTCACCTCCGAACTAGACTGCTGCCGTGGCACAGAATGTGAAAGCACTTCAAAAGTGGAACGAAATCCCGAAACCAATTCAGGAGAAAATAGTCAACAACGTGTATTGCGGTAATTGCTTCGTCACGACAATTGTTGATTTCAATCTCACCCTTACAACCGACAAACTCAAACTGCCCATGTTAGAGGGCAAATGCCAGAAGTGCGGAAGTGAAATTGCGCGGGTACTCGACTAACGGAAATACTGCTCAGAATAAATCGATAAACCGGGTTTCTGGTGGGCTGCCATCCTCAAACTGGAAAACCAATTCAATTCCAACTTGGCCGTTTGGGCCTTTGTGCAAATCTTCGGAACCGATTTGAGCCGAGATGGTGTAGTTGCGACGATTAGCCGGATACACGGTTTGAGCCAGGGACTTGGTTTGCCCCAACCCACCCACTGCTTTGAACGATGCCGTGCCAGTCACGCCATTGTCGGTGTCAATCTCGAAACCTGAGTTTTGCCAGTATGCGAAACCATTGTCGGCGCGGGAATTGCGCAGCAGGTTGAACGGCACAAGGTCTTTAATCTCCTGCCCGATTAGCCCGGCTTGGCCGAGGTCATCGGCGAGGTTGTTGCCACTGGTGTCGCCCAGCTCGCGCAGTTTGGTGGAAAGCTCGATGACGGTTTTCCACGGTTCTTGCAGGTTGTATTCCCGGCGGATAACACGTGTTTTGATGGTTAGGCCCAGGTCGCGGTCGTCAACGGTAACGATGTCGCCCAAATCCCAAGCCTCATGCTCATACCCCGTCAGCACACTCAAGTCCATCGCATTCAACACGTAAGAGATGCGTGGCCGGGCGTAATCCGCGAGACGCATGTTAGTGAATTCCAGCATCTGGTACGGGTTGGTGAAATTGGAGCAATCCAAAGTGCTAACCCGGATTTCATTGGTGAAGCTGAAATCCTCCAAATACGGTCTACCGTGGTTAATTGATGTGAACGTCATCCCATCTTTACCGTAAGCGAATAGCCGGGTCACTAGGGAGCGGGTGTCTACTACTCGTTTGATGCCGGTCAGGTTCTTGCGATAACTGAACAGCGCGCCGCTGTCTTTGCCGCTGAACTGGAGCAGGCTGACTTGCTTGTTGCGGCTGTCGAAGATGAGGTCACCGCCATGAATCTGCGCCGTCATCCTAAGTACCGCCAACGCGTTCTTTTCCTCGCAGTTCCAAGTGCGTAGCGTGGTCACATCGATGGTGCCGACGCTCCAGCCGGTACCAGTTAGCGCGTAGCTGATTGGCTCAATCGGCAGCGCGGCATTGAACTCCACCGGCTCCTTACCAACCGAGAACGTCAGGTCGTAGAACGCGGCTTCCGCATACACGCTGGTCAAGACGCCGTTTGTGTTGTCGGTGCCTTTTTCATCGGTCACAGTACGGATGCGGTAAATCTCCCCAGCAATCTGGATTTGCTTCTCATTATCCAAATAGACGCGTTTCGGGTCAGAGTAAGGCAGTGAGAATTGTAGGGTGTCGGCCCCGTTGACCTCACCAATGACGATGACGTCAAACGCATTCTCCAACACCGCATCCCACGCCCCATCGCCGTCCAGTACTACCGGGCGGGCAAACCCGAGCCGCTCATACGGAGGCTTCGGAATATCGTTCAAGGTGATGTCCAGCAGCTTAGGCGACTGAGCCGGATTACTGGTAGTCAGCGTAACCCGGTACCGGATGAACGCCGCGTAGGGCGAGTTCAATTCACCATTACTACCCAAGGCCACCCACGGCGACCAGCTCACGTAATCATCTGAGGTGGAGGTCTCCACCAAGGAGATGGCGGTTACGCCTTGGGTGTATTCGGAGGCAACGGATACCCGGCCATCACCGGCGACACCACAAGAGGTCGGTATGGTGGTCAGCACACCGGAACTTGGGTAGGTGCTGCCAGTCTTTTTCAAGGCAACCGCGCCCGGCTCGGTCAGCCCATCCACATCGGCAGCGTTGTCGGCGCCGTTGGCCATGATGGCATTGCGGAAGTAATGCTCCAAATCTTGGGTGGTCAAATCTGAATTGGTTTCAAAGAACCAGTCATCCAACCCGCCAGCATAGTAATACTGGTCGGCGTGCATCCCCAACACAATGTTTGCCGTGCAGCTTGGGTTGAGGGTGCCGGAGTAGGTGCGGATTGGCCCTTCCCAAATCGTGCCGTCAGCCCGGTTGCATAAAAGCACCTGCGAAGTGGCGGCAGCAATATCGACGATGGCGGCGATGAAGTACCAGCCGCCCGCGCTCATCGTGAACGATGGGGTTTCAGCTTGGTCAAAGATTGCGGTTCCGGCGCTGTTGTATAACATCACGCGGGGGCGGCCTTGGTACAGCGAGAGGTAGATGAGGGGTTGGCCTGGGCCTTGCCGCGTGTTAAAAATCGGCGAATACGTCTGCCCAATCGAATAGGTGGCTGGGCTAATCCAACCAGCCACCACAATCCGCCCACCAAGATTCGACCAGAAACTCCCATCATTGCTGGCAGTCAAATAAGACTTTTCGGTGGTCGGGGCGTTGGTGTTTTGCCGGTAATAGCGCCCCAACTTTCCGGCGATCATTTGCGCGGTGGTGCCCGCCCAACCCGAAGCCGTAAGCACCCGGCTGTGGCCGGAGGAATCCGCAAAGTGCAGGTTATCCGGTGCAGCTTCGTTGAACCGCCACAACGCTCCGGGCTTGTTGGTGGTTCGGATTTCGCCGGTGAAGTCAGTCTGGCTAGTGAGTACGGATTTGATAGCCATTGGTCACCTCCATCTGCTTTTGGCTTGAACCAGTAATTGGGTAAAACTCGCCGTGCCGGTCGCGGCGATGCTGATGGTGTTGTTGCCGGTGCGCAGGGTCGGGAAACCCAACTCGGTCAGCAGCGGCAGCCCATTACGCAAAGTCGCACCGGAGCCATCCACCACTTTCGCCGTCATCAACTCAGAATCAACAATCAGCGTTTCCGCGCTGGCGAGTGGCCCACCAATTGCCAACTGCTGGCCATTGGTAGAGATGACGATTGCATTGCCAGTACCTGCCGGGATGGTGGCTTTGAGCCGGTACTCCGGCTGCGAAATGGTGTTGCCTTTCGACCGGGTTACCGTCCGGCTACCAGCGGTGTTGATGGTGAATTGTTCATCGGTGATGGCGTAGCCGTGCGGGTCTGGGCACACGAACTTCAACTCAAAGCTACCTGCCGCCCGAATCAGTCGCTCACAATCCAGAGCATCTTGTAGCCGAGCCATGAAATAGCGGTCTGGCACATCATCTAGCACCAGGCGCTGCAGCCCGTTTGCTGGGTCGAGCCACCCCGCCACCGCATCCAACCTCGCCACCAAAGCCGCCATCGAGTGCTGCGGGTAAATGTTGCACTTGACGGTAATTATCCGCTCGGCACTATCGCAGCCGAAGTCAGCCACCCCAGCCTTACCCGGAATAGTCACAAACGAATTCCGCAAAGGTGGGCTGGCTACCCAATTGACCAGCCGCGCCTTAACGTCGAGGCTTTGGGACGTTACTCCGTCGAACTGAAAGCCCAAAAGAATCACCCCCAAATTACCTATGGTTTGATGGCGAGGTATGGAAACGCCGCCAATACTGGAAATCGCCGCACTGACAATTCTCGAAATGGATAAAGACGGAATAAACCCGTCAATTGACCCCACCGGGTTTGGCAGGGCTTATGTAATCCTGAAAACTGCATTGAACCCCGAGGAAGTCCGCGAATCGTTAACGCGCGGATTGCTTGAATCCAACGTGAGGCCACAGGATGTCAAAGCGCTGGCCGAAGCCTTGACTGCCCGATTCATCCGCGATGCAATTGGCGCACCGGAAGATATCCAGCGGCTCGCTACGCGGGACTGAAGCGGCCTTGGGCGCGGGAGCCGGTTTGCATTAGGTTGTACAGTTCCTGGCTGATCCGGCGGATGTCATCTTCCGAGCGGACTATCATTTGCTGCACGGTGACCAGTGGCCCACCATTGCCGCCGAGGCTGTTACCAGCTTTGGAGACGTTGATGCCGGGTAGGTCGAAATCGGTGGGGATAGCGTTTTGCATGTCCTCACCAACTTGTTCCATCTGCTTGGCGAAGCCGAGGCCGAGGCCAGCGGCCATGTTGTCACCCAACCCAGCGAACAGGGTTGATGGCGAGTGGATGCCAAAGAAGCC